CTGGCTGGTTCGGTCGGAGCCGCCGGGGCGGGCACGGTTGCCGCTTCGGCCCTTGCAGCCGGTGCAGCCGGTTACGGCATCGGCACCTTGATCGAGCGGAAATTCATCAAGGGGGCCATTGGCGAGGCTATCTATGATCTGCTTCATCCGAGCGAAAAGCAGAAAACGGAGCAGAAAAACGACATTAAAATCGACATCAACATTGACGGTCAAGGCCCGGTAATTACCCGCACCAACGGCATGAACAACAAGGTGACCACCATGAAACGCGGCAGCTTTTTCGACGCCATAACCGCATTGCCTCCAGGATACTGAGATGGGCGAAACTCTCGAAACAGGTTGGCTGAACGGCATCCTCCTCCAGATGGAGACAATCGAGGACGGCTTCGAGAAGTCGATAGCCCGCTATGAATACCCTTACGCCGACGGCGCTGACCTGGAGGACATGGGCCAGAAAGCGCGCACCATCAAGATCCATTGCTATTTCTGGGATGACGGCGCGGACAACACCACGTATGACGACCACAAGGCGCTGCTTGATCTCCTGCAAAGCAAGGATTTGTTGGAACTGGAGCATCCGAAGTACGGCATCCTGAACGTAATGGCCGAACAGATCGGTGTGCGTCATGACGACCGGATCAGGACGGCAGAGGTTGACATCACCCTGGTGCAGCAGCTCAGGGAAGATGCGTCTTTTGTCGCGCAGTCGGATGTCACGGCTATGGCCGAGGAAGCCTTCGTCAACGCCCAGGATGAAATGATGCTGGGGGTTGAAGCTGACATTATGGCTGCATTGGGCACAGAAGCGGGAAGCATCCTCGGGAGGACGCTTGACTCTGCCCAAGGTATTGTGGAGCAGTTCCAGGATTTGTCGCTTGTAGCGCGTGGTTATCTGCAGACGGTCGAAACGTTCGTGACCGGCGTTGAAGCTGAGCTGACAACCATAGCGAATCCGGCGAACGGCCTGATTGCCGCCGTAAGCTACGGTGTGAACCTGCCGGGCCGGATTATCGGCGCCGTTGCCCGCTGCGCCGAACGCTACAGCATTCTGTATGACTCGATGAAAACCGCGCCGGCACGTTTTTTCGACAGCGTCCGTCTCGGGGTGCTCGATCTGGAAGACCGGCTCGGCTTTTCGAAGCAGGTGCGCTGCGCTTTTGCTGCCCAGGCTGCCTTGTCTGCCGCCGAGATCTACAAGGATGACGAGCAGGAACGGCAGAAATACCGCCGTGCGGAACAGGCGAAAGGCTTTGACACTCAGGGCAATTTCATTGCAACGGTTACCCCTGCCCCGGTACTGACGGCAAACGAGCTGGAACAGTCACTGGCGACTGTGCGCAGTCTGCTCCAGGACGGGATCGACCTGGACCGCGGCATGACCAGCCTGAAGGATATGGCCAGGGCGCTCCTGGAGCACATCATCACGATCAAGCTGGAACGGGAAAAGATCATCACGGTGGAACTGGACAACGCAATGCCGCTGCATTTGGTGTGTCTGAAATACAGTCTTCCGTACAATTACGCGGAGCGCATCCACAGCATCAACCGGATCAAGAACCCTAATTTTACTAGCGGGGAGGTGTCTGTCTATGTCAGATAAAGTTGCCCTGCTGGTGGATGGCAAGAAAATCGAACACTTCGAGAGTTACTCCATAGAGGCAGACATATACACCGCAGATGACGCGTTTTCACTGGAACTAGCCAACCCTGAAATCGAGATAACCCCCGGCAAGAAGTGCGAACTTTATGTGAATGACACGCTGGAGCTTACCGGCATCATCGATCGCGTTACCAGGACCTATGACAAAGCCAAATCTACCGTCAGGGTCGAGGGCCGTGACCTGATGGGGCTCCTGGTGGATTCCTACTGCGAACGGTTCTTCGACGTCCAGGGCAAGACGGTCAAGCAGCTGGCTGAGACGCTGCTGGCGGATATCCCCTTCATCAACCGGAAGAATATCGTCTACCAGGAGAATTTTGTCGGCAAGCTGAAAGGCAAGAAGAAGACCGTCACCCAGCCGATCACCGGTTTCGTGGACACACCGCAGAAGATCTCGCGGATCGAGCCGGGCATGACGGTGTTCGAAGTCCTGAAAAATTACGCGGCAAGCAGGGGGCTGATGTTTTGGGCCATGCCAAACGGGACCTTCGTCTTCGGCAGGCCGAAGGCCGGCGGCGAACCCCTGTTCAGCCTGACCTGCCTGAAGTCGGGCGTCGGCAATAATATCCTGGATGGCGAGCAGATCGAGGATATCTCGAAGCGCTACTCCAAGGTGATCGTTATCGGCCAGGGCCAAGGCCATGAAACTGATGGTTCTGATGCCACGAAAGTGAACTCCAAGGCGATCAAGAACGACACGACCTTCCCGTTTCGCAAGCCCTATGTAACCAAGATGACGAACGATTCCCAGAGTCCTGCGCTGCATGCTCGGCTGCTCCTGGAGAAGCAGCGACATGACGGTTTTCAGCTGCGCTACAAAGTGCCGCGGCACAGCCAGGACGGAAAAAACTGGGCCATCAACGAGCTGTGCCAGATTCGTGACGAAGTTCTGAACATAAACAGAAGTTACCTGATATTCGGCAGGACCTTCGAGTTGTCGAAACAGGGATGCTTCACCCGGCTGAAGCTGGGAGAACCGGGGCTGGTTGAATGATCAGGGGCATTGTCACGGCAATGATAGAGGGTGTCATCAAGCGGTTTTCAGCAAGCGGCCGTTCCGACGAAACCTTCGAAAGTCGCGAATATTTCCAGCATTACGGGTTTACCTCTCGGGCGCTGCCGGGCGCCGAGATCATCATTGTCCAGGAGGGGAACCACCTGGTTGCGGTGGCGTCTGACGATCGCCGGTACCGGTTGGCAATGGCAAACGGCGAAGTGGCGCTGTATGACCACCTCGGGCAGCAGGTCCACCTGAAGAGTGACGGGACTATCGACGTGGTGGCCATCAACGAGGTGCGCGTTACCTCCCCCCTGGTGACGGTCGTCGCGTCAACGAAGGTCAGGCTGGAAACGCCGCTCCTGGAGGTTACCGGGGACATAACTGCCGGCGGCGATATCACCGATTCGGTTCGCTCAATGGCTGCCGATCGGGACATCTATAACGACCACACGCATCCGGGTGACTCCGGCGGGACAACCGGAACGCCAAATCAGGAGATGTGATGGATTTCGCACTGATTATAGATGATTCGGGAATGGCAGCGCTCGATGTCGATCAGCAGGCGGGCTCGATCATCAACAATATCTATCTGAGCCTGACGGTGGAGAGGGGCTCATTCTTTGCCAACCCCGAGTTCGGCAGCCGGCTGCATCTCCTGAAACGGGCGAAAAATACCGTTCGGACGGAGATGCTGGCTCGCGAGTATTGCCTGGAGGCGCTGCAGTGGCTGCTCGATAACGGACGGGCAACTTCCATAGAGGTATTCACGGAGAGGGACCGCGCCGTTGATCTCAACCGCCTGAAGCTCCTGGTCGAGGCAACCCAGGCGGATGGCCGTGTTGTAAGTTTCGAGAAGTTCGTGGAGGTTGTATGACGTTTGAAAAGGGCTTCGATGAGCTGTTAAACGGCATATTGACGGACTACAGGAATCAGTTTCCGTCTGCTGACATATCCCAGGGAAGCCTGATTTTTATCAAGGCTGCCTGCATGGCGTCCGCCCTCTGGGGACTCTACAAGTACCAGGACTATATCGCCCAGCAGATTTTTCCTGATACGTCCGACACTGAAAACCTGGAACATCATGCATGGGTGCGCGGCCTGTCCCGTAAAACCGGCGAGACGGATACGGAACTCCTCGCCAGACTGTTGGAGTACATCCGTCGCCCTCCGGCAGGAGGCAATCAGTACGATTACGTGAAATGGGCCATGGATATCACTGGCGTTAAAGCGGCTTATTGCATTCCATTGGGCCAGGGGGTTGGCACAGTCGATGTCATCATTATCGCTGATCCTGAGCTTACCGGCTCAGAAATACCGACGCAGGATCTTATTGATGAGGTTAAGGCTTACATCGACGACGTCCGTCCGGTAACCGCCAAATACAGCCGGGTGCTGCCGCCGACATTTATCACCCAGAATGTGACTGTCACCGGCAGCGGATCAGAATGGGACAAGGTTAAAACCGTGTCGGATATCACGGCCTATCTGAACACCTTTGTTCCCAACCAGGTGCTTTACCGGTCCCAACTGATCAACCAGGCTATTTTGAACGGCGCTGATGATGCAACAATCGTCACCCCTGCAAACAACGTAGTCCCCGCAACGAACGAAATAATCCGGCCGGGGGTGATCAGTGCCACCTAATGCCGATGCCTTGAAGCTCTTGCTGCCTGTTACTTTGGAGGGCGATTTCCCCGCCGATCTGGAGCTGGAAGGCAAACACCTCGACAGCGTTCAGGCAAGGGCTGATGACCTTCTGCAGGAATCGTTTGCAAACAGTGCTTTCGAACTGCTCGCCCGGTGGGAAAGCGTTTACGGTTTGCCGGTTTCTCCGGATGATCCGCTCCAGGTGCGGCACGACCGCGTGTTGCAAAAGATGCGAGAATTGGGCCGTTTGGATCGGGCGTATTTTATACAGATGGCGGCAGCATACGGCTTTACGGTTTGGATTGACGAACTTCACCCACTCATGGCCGGCTGGGGCTATTGCGGCGACGAGCTTGGCGATGACGACTCTGACTGGTGCTGGCGGATCTGGGTTATCGCCGGTAATGGATATTTTTTCCGGGCCGGCGAATCATGTGCTGGCGAATGCCTGTCGTACAGCTATGACCAGCTGCTGCTGGATCTGCTGAATGAACTGAAACCGGCACACACGTTTGTCGAAATACTCTGGGCATAGGGGGATACATGCTACGCATACAATCAACAGACAATCTGTTCCATGAAGGGAATCCGGCCACAGGGGAAAAGGGGACCAAGGTCACTGATGACTTCATGAATGACGTCCAGGAAGAGATCTGCAACGTCATCGAGGCGGCAGGCATCGTCCTTGCCTCGGCTACCAGGGACCAGCTCCTGGCAGCGATCCAACGGCTTACCGGTGGCGCAGTAACCAGGACAGTCAGTGCTTCCGGCAACGTTCTGGTGACCGATTCGGTTTTACTGGTTGACGCTACAGCGGGAGCGGTGACCATGAACCTGCTTTCAGCAGCTGCCGCCAATGCCCGGGCGCTTACGATCATCAAAACCGATGACAGCAGTAATGTGGTAACCATTCAAGCACAGGCAGGACAGACCTTGCCAACGAGCGAAGGACGCCAACAGACTGCGGATCTGACCATGCAAGACGAGGCGATGCGGATTCTTCCCAATGGAGTCAGCCATTGGCACAGGGTAGCTTAAACGACAATTCAAGCTGTAGTGAATGGAGGATAAAATGAAGAGATTTTCTGCAATTGTTTTCCTTTTTACCCTGGTTGTTTTTGCGATGCCGGTCTGGGCTGCGCCAGCGGCAACTGCGAAATTTAGCGATATTATCACTAGAAGCCCGGTTATTGACACAAGATCGTTTACTGGTCAGAGTTATTTGAGCGCGACAACATTTGCTGCTCAGTCGTCTACGCTAAAAAAAGTCATACTGACAAACAACTTTGTTGTTGATGGGACGGTAACGGTAGAAGTTAACGTCGCTACTGAAGTAATTGCTGGGGCAAAATTTGTAAAAGGTACCGCTGGCAAAATTGTGTTTAGGGGTCCCTTTATCTGCCCTCTAACACAACAAGCATTTGAAGGTTTTTCCCCAGGAGATATAACGTTTGAAAAAGGGAGCGTTGCAGAGGTGTCGCCTCTTTGGTGGGGAGGTAATAACCGGAACATCGATGACACACAGACTGCAATTTCAATACAATCAGCATTTACCAGTAACGTCCACCGGATCGTGTTCCCTGAAGGCGACTATCGGATGGGAAACACAAATGCCACGTACAGCGCCACTTCCGGTGAAAAAGCTGGTATCTCTGTTGTTGGCTTAGGTACGTATCGTACCACTAGGATCATATACACCGGGGCAGGCTATGCATTCAATTTTATAGGGGATGGCACTGAAGGAACGTCACCCCTAACGCGGTTCTTTATGGAAAACCTCTGGTTCGATGGAGAGGGTAATACGACATCTGATGGCGGAGTAAATATCCAGAGATCATATATTGTCGATTTAAACCGTGTGCAAATTAGCAAATTCGAAAAGGACGGTGCTATACAGCTGAATGTACGAAATACATTTAATTTTATTTTTCGTAATGGGCAGATCAGTGGTAGCTATCCAGCCGCTGGTGGCGGATACGGTGTAGTTATTGGCTCGGACACCCCGAATGAGTGGAACACATCGAATGTCCAGATCGTAAACTCACTCATCCAACGCAACAAATACTATGGTCTCTTAATATTGCAGGCAGCGAATGTTTTTGACAATCTACTCCTTGACAATGTTTCAATCGGAAACAACGGGTTAGGAGGCAAAGGACCACTTGTGTCGAACGGCACCGCTGTTGGTGGGAGCATATTTAGTGACAGCCCTAATATCAACAATATCGAAATCAGAAATATTCATTTTGAAAGCGCAGGTTATGATTATAGTAACCCTGGGATTATTGCCTTGCGTACACATCTTGATTTAAGAAATTGCCGCAATGTTAGGATTGCAAATAATAGTTTCCAGGACGCGAACACTCATATCAACCTGGAAGACGTGCAGGACTTTACTATTGAAAACAATAAAATTTATGAAACCGGGAATTATAGCAATTTGACAGCTGCGACAGCGATAAAAATTGCCAGAGTAGACGGTGTAAGCAATGGGCGAATGGGCCAAAATACCATTTATTTCGATAATATCGAAACACCCTATAATATCGATTCGTCCAGTTATGTGGACACAGGATACATTAATGCTGATGAGGCACAGTGGAGCGGGCTATATTATCCAAACCCTATGATTTGGCGCGGAAGTACCGTCGTCCGACGGGGGGTTAATACTGACCATGCCTACCCATATTTTAACCAGATGTATGTTACACCGGATGGCGTGAACTGGTTACGCTATGTGTTGTCAGGGAAACGCTATGAAGAAGCGACGGCAATGCCCAGCTCTGGGGCATATAACATAGGGGATTTCGTCCGAAAAATTGATACGTCAGCCGTATCAGGTTCGGCAGGCAGCCGATATATTGTATTTGGGTGGTACAGACTAACTACGGGCAGTAGCCATGTTGCAAACACGGATTGGGTTGAAGTTAGGACCCTTACTGGACAATAAAAAAAGGGGCAAAATGTGATGGTCCCGCAAAAACGATTT